GACGGCTCGGACTTTGAATTCCCCCTTCGATACGGCTTGCGGCGTGCTGCGTTCAGACATGTTGATGTTTTTTGTCTTGCGCATAACGTCGTCCACCGCTTCGGCTTTGCCCTGCTCGTAAAAGAACTGGGCGAACTTCTCGGGGTTCATCGCCACAGCCAAAGACTTATGGTATCCCTTGGCGTCCTTGACTAAGCCGCTTTCGTCCAGATACTTGTTTAACCAAGCCTCGGGGGTCTGTTGCAACTTCTTCAATTCACCACGGTCACCGGGAGAATACACGTAGGACTTGTCGTTAAGGTTGAACTCAAAGCCTTTGAACTGTTCACTAAACACCTCTCCAGTCTTTTCATCGAACCACTCCTTCCTGCGCTTCTGCTCCTCGTTGTACGTCTTTGCCTGCTCCACGTATTGCTTATACGATTGATATTCTTCGGAGTCTTCCAGAGACCCGGCACCCCTTGACTCAAGAGGGGCTTGGTATTTCTCCTTCTGCTCTTCGAAGAACTTCCGCGCTTTAGCAACAGCTTTCTTCTTGGCTAATTTAGCCTTTTTAATTTCGGCCTCGTCATCGAGGTCTTCATCAAAACTATACTCCTCCATCATCATGTCCACGTCCTCGGAATCGAGGCCGTCTTCAGTAATCAGGAGGTATTCTTTTAGCAACCCGTCGCCATCGGCTTCGTCAAGGTTGCGGTTCACCTTCATGAAGTCGTCCAGACCGCGACCGGTCTCTTGCTTGTACTTGTAGTACGCCGCTACATCTTCGGGCAGCTCGGGCGCCTCGGAGCGGGCCTCTTTTAGCAACCCATCGCCATCGGCTTCGTCAAGGTTGCGGTTCACCTTCATGAAGTCGTCCAGACCGCGACCGGTCTCTTGCTTGTACTTGTAGTACGCCGCTACATCTTCGGGCAGCTCGGGCGCCTCGGAGCGGGCCTCAGCCAGCTCATCCAAAGAGTTAATCTCCCGACCGTAACGCTCGCTCAAGAACGACCGCACGTCATCCTCGGAAAGCCCGGTAGGCTCTTCGACCGTAGTCTCCTCCGGGGCGGGGGCCTCTCCATTCACCTCCGCCTCATGCTTGTCAAGCAGCTCCTGTTCAATCTGCTGCGTGGACTTAGTCTCTGCGGATACCTCTCTTACTTTAATTTCCATTTATATATAGTTTATCGTGGGCTGAACTCAGCAAGGTCGAAGCCATCGAGGCTGTCCTCGTTGGACTCGAAATTCATAGGCGGCAAGTTATTCTTCCGTTGGTCGATAAGCTTGCTCTGCTCGGTATTTTGTTGACTGATGCGCTTGGACTTGGCGTCCTCACGGCTGTCCTCACGCTTCTGTAGCTGCTGCTCCTGCATACCGTGGAGCTGCATATTGTACTTAAACTCGAGGTCCATGAGCTGGGCCTTGGCCTGAGCCTCGGCACGCATCTTCTCAATCTCAAAAGAAATTTCCGCCTGCTTGACCTGCATCTTGCTCTGCGCCTCCGCCTGAATCTTCTGCATAGCCGTCTGTGCGGCCACCTGCTGGGACTGCATATTGTTCTGCGCCTGCATCTGCTGCTGCTGAAGCTGGAACGTGCGCTCCTCCTCCTGCTTGGCGATACGCTTAATCTTGAGCAGTTGGTTGGCGAGCTTGAGGTTTTTAATCTCGCGGATATCGATAGCGTCCTCGAGGTCGATACCGCCCTTGCTCAAAGCCATTTGGATATTGGCCTCGAGTTGGGCTCGCTCCTCCTCGTCGGGGCTGACTTCAATGAATACCCCGAAGTCGTAGATATAGAGCTCGCTAATCTCCTTGAGGATACTGACGTTGTACTTACCAATCTGGTTGACGAACTCGTCTTTGAAATCGGCGTACTCGAGGATATCGCTGACGCGGTAGATCGGCGTACTCGAGGATATCGCTGACGCGGTAGGTGAGGGCCTCGGCCAGAGACCGGAACATAAAGAGGCTCCCGTCGAGGACGTGGCGCGTAGCCGTATTGCTATTGGCGGCAGCCAGCTTCTGCAAGCCCACCAAGCTGTGTGGGTCGGGCGTACTTCCGTCGCGGGCTTCGTTGAGGCCCGTAACGTCACGAATCATCTGCAAGTAGTGATTCATATTGCCGATGAGCATCTGCGTCTTAGCCGCCCCGCTGTTGCTATTGAGCTCTTGGATAGGCACCTTGCCTTGGTTGTACTCCCCGTCTTGGGTGTACGACCGCCCCACCACACTACCGGTTTGGAAGTATAGGCGCAGGGCGTCCTCCGGGCTGTAGGCGTTGCCGGTACCGAGGTCGACCTCGTTGAGTCCGTCGGCATCGATGTATACGCCGTCGGGAACGGTGCGGGAGATGACCTGCTGGAGCTTGAGGTGCGTAATCTGGATGAGGTCGGCGAAAGGAATCATGCGCCGCGTAAGCGACTCGATGACGCCCTTATACATCCGTGGTGCCGTAGCCACATAGTTGGGCAGCGCATGCTGGCTGGCCGACTTGGGGCGCACCATATTCTCCGCTATCTCCCACTTGAGCAGAATATTGGTGCCCATAACCATGATGCCGTCGTACCATACGTCGATGGTCTTCTCGACCTTCTCGTAGTTGCCCTCCTCCATCATCTCTTCGGGAGGGTTGAACTGGTCGTCCTTTTCTATTACGCGGGCTCCGTCGCCCTCGAGAATCTTCTTCTTATAGACAATCTTCTTGGTCGTCTTATAGTTGAAGTACATCAACGTAGCCGTATCGCGGTAGAAGATGTCGTTCTCGTAGAACTGAGCTACGTTGTAGTAGTCGTACCAGCTCTGGCTGTACTTACTAATCTCCTCCAAGTCCTCGTTGGTGAGACTCGGGTCAATCTTCATGAGCTCCGTGATGGGGAGCGTCTTAATCTCGCCCCAGTAGAAGCAGTCCTTGAAGTATGGGTCCTCGGTATAGCTGTACACCACATTGGCGGGGTCTACATACGACACCTGTACTCCCGCGCCGGGCAAGAACTCGTGCTTGGCGACGCTGACACCCAATACCGTTAGGTCGTAGTCCATGCGCTTACGCAGGTCGGTATAGTGGTTCTCCTCAAGGATGGTGTTGATAGCCTCCTCCTCAGCAATCTCGATAGCAGGCTTGTAGTTGAGCTGCATATAGACCTTGAGCTCCTCGTCGTTATTAGGTAGCTCCTCAGGGTTTACAGTAAATGGGTCTACGCCTGTCTTTTCTTTTATCACCTCCAGAACGGGCTTGGCCACCATCTGCCCCTCAATCATATCCTGATACTTGCTTCGCTTGGCCTGCGAAAGGGCGTCTTGGGCATACGCCTTGACCTTGAAGACGCGCTCGGACATACCGTTGACTACGATATCCACGAACTTAGGGAGGATAGGAACCGGCGTCCAGTCCAGATTGAGGTAAGAGAGGTCGCCGTCGATAGCGAGCTCGTTCTTATACTTGGCTATGCTTTGCTCGCCACGGGCATAGAGGCGCAGGCGGTTGAACTCGCGCCACTGGTTGTAGAAGCGGCACTGGTTGCCATCCTTCTTAAACCACTCGTATTGAATGGCCTGACCAATCATTAGGCCATACTCATCCGTGGCTTTCTCGGCGTCAGAAACGAACTGACTCGGAAACCCTGCGGTAGAGATGTTGATTTTGACATCCTTCATTTATCTCTTGAGCTCGCTCCTAAAACCCTTATTGGTATACCTAGGCAAGGTAATGCTTATTGAACTCTTCTTTTGTTCAGGCATATACAGGTGCTTTTGGTTGGCCATAACGGCGAGGCCACTGCTGATAGTAGCGTCGAAAGCAGTCCTATTGCTAATATCAAACCGGGCCCAGTCCTCGAGAGTACGCACGAAAGGCATCTCCCCTATCTCCCCGTTTTCGCGGAAGGTGCCGTCCATATCTATGCCCACATGCTTCTCTATGTAGCTCTCTATAGCTGCGGCATGGGCCTGCTTAACGTCCTCGCTACTGTTGGGTATCCCGCCCAGCTCGCGCTCCGTCTTAGAGAGCTTGTTGAGGTGCTTGTCCGGGCGGTTCATGCAGAAGCCCCGGTACCCACGGTTCTTGAAGTGGTAGAGTAGGCGCGGTTTATTGTTCTCGATAAGGATGGGCATACCGTAGAAGACGCACGCCATGAGCACCTCCTCGAAAAATATCTCTGCCGTCTGTGGCCTAGCGACATACTCCAAGAAGAACTGGTTGGTGGGGGCGTCGTCCATATGGAACTTGGTCATTCCGTGCAAAGCGCCGTTAGAACCACCGCCACCAACAGTGCCGCTAATATCGTAGGAGTCACATCCAAAAGAACCAAGGTGCTCATTGCCGGGGAACTTGATGCCGCGCTTCTCCACCCACCGGTTCTGTAGCCCCGCCTTTGGGAACCAAGAGATATTAAAGCGACCGCGCTTGTCAGGTCTAAAGATGACACGCGAATCTTTAATGCCGTTTTCCCAACTGAAAGACCCGCGCGTGAGGTAGTGCTCCTTAACCAAGCTATCGGCGTAATCTATCTGCTGGTAGATTTTGGTGAGGTTGAAGAGGCTCTGCTTGCTTTCGTCGCGGAAGGCATGCGACTCAGTACGCGGAAACTGTCGGTAGAACTCGTTGAGCGCATCG